TACCACCCACATACTACTATAATTATAGATAGTATTTGATGAGAATTATTAGAAGGTTCTATATGTTGTAGAACAGAGGAATTTATTAGATGATAATAACTTATGAAAACATTAAAAGAAGTAACATTAGAATTAAATGAAGAAATAAAGAATAACAAATCCTATATATATTGATATAAGGATGCTCTTGAATGAGTATTGAATGATGTAATTAATGCGGGAGAATTTTCAGTAGAAACTATTGAGAAGTATTTACAAGATTTAATTAATAAATAAGTTGCTTTTTGGCAGAAAACTATTAAGCTATTTACAATACAATATAATTAAGAGGATTATGACTTAAATATTATTAATAAAATAAATATGGCAATATCTAAAGCACAAAAACAGAAAGCAAAAAAGATAAAAGACTTTATAATATTAAAGGCTGATAGCTGAATGTCATTAATTTGAATGGCAAAAGAGCTTTGAACAAGCGAAACAACTCTTAGAAAATATTATTATCAATTAAGAAAAGATGAAATAGTACCTGAAATAAATTGACAAAAAGAAAACCATGTAATGACTATAATAATGCTAGAAAAACTCAAAGTTGCTTTTGCAATGGGTTTTACTGATGTTGAAGCTTCTTTATACTGTGATTTAAATATAAGTACATTAAATGAATATTGTAGCAGGAACCATGATTTTAGGGAATTAAAGGAATCTTTGAAGCAAAAACCAGTAATGAAAGCGAAGTTAAATGTACTTGAAAGCCTGAATAGTAAAGGAATACTTAGTAGTAAGCAAAGGCTTGATGATTCTAAATGGTACTTAGAACGCAAGGCTAAAGATGAATTTGGGACAAGGCAAGAAATAACTGGGGCTGGTGGTGTACCTTTTCAAGTGGGAACGGTGGAATTTGTTAAACCTGATCCAAAAGAACACGAAGTTTAATTGATAATTTTTAAATTATGAATAAAATAGAGGTATTTTCAATAAAAAATAAACAAGTAATTTGTAGTTATATNTGAATTAAAGAAATTAATGATGAAATGCTGGTTATGGCTAAAATAGAAAGCGTACTTAATGAACGCCCTAAGTATATGACACAAGAAAGTATTGATGAAACTATAAAAGTATTTGATGAATATTTTTATTTAATTATTAACAATAAAAAATTATGATAGAACTATTAATTATTATTGCATTTTACTTTATACCGAGTATTATTGCAATGTGGAGGGTACATAAAGATATCAAGAAAATATTTATACTAAACTTATTTCTTGGGTGGACTTTAATAGGTTGGGTAATAGCTTTGATTTGGGCAGTTTAAAAACTGCTTTTATTATATCCAAAATAGTTTTTAATTAAAAGGTAATATGCTTGCATTATGTTTCAAGCCGAATCCAAAGCAATATGAAGCTTTACAGCTACTGAATAACAGTAATACAGTTGTAGAGCTTTTATGATTCTGAGGTTGAGCTTGATGAGGTAAGACCTTTCTTGCTGGGGCTTGGATAGTTTCTCAATGTAATGTTTTTCCATGAGTAAGATACTGAATATTCAGAAAATATATACAGGATGCAAAGGATACTACTTTTGTTTCATTATTAAAAGTATTAAAAGAACTTGGATTTGAAGAAGAAATACATTTTAGAATAAAAGAGGGTAAAGACATTATTTTTGTAAATTGATCTAGTATTATTACAAGAGGACTAATGGAAAAGCCAACTGATATACATTTTACGAAATTGTGAGGCCTTGAATTGACTGGGGCTTTCGTTGATGAAGCTAATGAGTGTCCTATTGCTGGTATTGAAATACTCCAAACAAGAGTATGAAGACACATGAATAAAGAATACTGAATCCCCGAAAAAGTATTATGTTGTTTTAATCCTGATAAAGGGTGGATCTATTCTTGGTTTTGGAAACCTTACAGAGATAAGGTGGAAACTGCAACCGTAAAGTTTATTAGATCGCTAGCTCGTGACAATGCTAAATATTTAACTAAACAATATCTTAGTAAGCTCTCTAATATTAGAGATAAAATTAAGCGTAAAAGACTTTGGGAGGGTGATTTTGAGTATGATGATACTCCGTGAAGACTATTTAATTATGATAAAATTTGTGACTTAGAAACGAATCCAAAATATACAGGTAAAAAGTATATTAGTGCCGATGTAGCTGGAGAGTGAAAAGATAGAACTGTTATTTTTGTTTGGCATTGATATACTCTTTTATATTATAAAGTTATTAGAAAAAATAAAATAGATGAAGAATTTGACAATAAATTCAAGGCTTTAGCTAAAGTATATTGAATAGGTATGTCAAGTATAGTTGTTGACAAGACCTGACTAGGTGAGGGGGTTGTATGACACTTGAAGTGTAAAGGTTTTGTCTCTAATGCTTCAGTTATCCAAAGTAATGAGTATAAAGATGATAAAACACAAAAAGAAAATTATTCTAAATTAAAAGACCAATGTTATTTTAAATTAGCTGAATTAATTAACGAAAATAAAATAAACTTAAATGCTCTATCTAGTGAAGATTTTGAAACATTAAAAGAAGAACTTGATGTAATAACTCATATTAATATATGAAAAGATGAACCGATGAGAGTTATAAGTAAGGATTTAATCAAAGAAAAGCTAGGGCGTTCCCCTGATTTCGCTGACGCCTTAATGATGAGAGTATTCTTTGACTTACAACAAACAGAAGCATTTTATATACCTTTATAATAAATTTTGATTATTTCAAAAAATGATTATATTATATTTAAAATATCTACTAATTTAAAAATCCATGTCAATAATTGAAAGTGTTGTTTGATTTTTTCAAAAGAATAAAAAAGCAGAACCAGTTATCAATAAAGCAATTTCTTTCGGTGGTATATTTATACAAAGTGACGCAAGTTTGGATAAATTTTATAAAATATATAAAAAAAATCAATTCGTAAGAAGTGCTGTTACTAACTTAATGGATACTATTTGAAAGGGTGGTTTTGATTTAATTGATTTTGATGGAGATACTGTTGCCGATAGTATTAGCAATGATATTAATGAATTATTCAAAACTAAAAGAAAAAAAAGAAATACAAATGCTTTCCAAGAATTTTTGAAAAGAGTTATTAGAGATTATTTTATTGGTGGTAATGTTTATGTTTATAAAGTTACTAGCATTGATGAAGCTGGTAATAAAAGTGATATTGTAACTGGCTTACAAATACTTGATCCACGTTTTATGTCGCCTGTTACGGATAAATTTGGTAATATTGGTGGTTATATTCAAAATGTAAGCTGAAGTATACAGGCTTTTTTACCTGATGAAATATGGCATTTAAGGTATGATTCTGATATTGATGATGAAACTATTGGTATGCCTTTACTTGAAAGTTTAAATACTGATATTGATTTAGATGAGGAAGCAAAAGAAAGTAACCTTGCTTATTTCAGGAATAATCAAACTCCAGCTTCATTAATAATACTTGAAAGCAGTGTGAGTGTCGAGGATTTAGTAGAAATAAAAAAAGCATTACAAGAACAATTTAAGTGATGAAAGAATCATCATAAAGGATGAGTGATGAAATGAGTAAAAGAAGTTGTTAAGCTTCAGGATAAAATAACTGACGCTGAGTTCCTAAGTATGCGTAAGTTTACTTTGGAGAATGTTTGTGCTTTGTTTGGAGTGCCTAAAACAATCCTTTGATATACTGAGGGGGTAAACTATAGTAATGCCGATAAGCAATTCATTGAATATATTGAACATACCATAAGACCTACTGAAAATACTATTGCTGAATTTTTCACGGAAATTATACAGGATCTAGGGTTCGATGGTGTTGAGTTTGAGTTCATTGATGACCATGTTGATCAAAAAGCTATTAAAAGTAAAACAGTTATTGAGTTGGCTAATAATGGTATAATAACACCGAACGAAGCAAGAGAAGAACTTTGACTTGAACAAAGCGAAGAAAAAGAAGCTTATATTTTATGGATAAGCACAAACAAAAAGAAATTATCAAGTAAAGAAAATATTGACACTGCAAAAAAATAGTATAAATTAGAATTATATTTTTAATAAAAGATAGTATGAATGAATTAGATAATTTTAGTTTTGAAATTGAGGCAAATAGTTTAACAAAAAAAGAAAAAGCACCAGATAAGTTTAAGGAAAATATACCTGAATGAGCTTTATTCTTTAAGGCTGTTGCAAGTAATTGAAATTTAAATAGAAATGGTTATATTATAAGAGCGAAAGCTTGGATAACTTGAGCTAACGGAAAAAAAGACCTAACGGCATTAAATGATTACCTAACTAACTGAAAAATTTTATTCCAGCATGATAGCAATAAACCTATTGGGAAACCTTTAGA